CGCATCGGTTTCCGCAACTTCACCTGTAGATACTCTCATTACAGTACCAACTGGATGATCTAGTTCTGTAGTATAATTTTCTGCGAGGTCAGCAAAGTTTGCAGACGTAGCAACACCGTGAAATGTTGTGGCGTGCATCTCTAACCATTTTTGAGTTGTGGATCCCACTTTATATAAGTTATTGGCAGCGGGTAAAATATCACCAGTTGTTTGTAAAGTAGTTGTAACTATTCCGCCATTTGCAGTCAACTGTTGTGCAACTGTGGCTGTTCCAGCAAAATCTCTATTACCAGTAATCGTATCACTTGAATTTTTTCTAGCTATATTAGGTGGAATAATTGCTTCTGGAAGATCAGTTCCATCGTCCGTAATGTAACTAGATGGAATAGTTGGAATTCTACCTATCGCTAATGTGCCCGATATAATTTTAGCTGCATCAATATTAGGAATTCTACCTACTGCAAATGTACCAGATGTTGTTTGGTTTGCATCTAAGTATGGAAGTCTCGCAGTGGCTATTGTACCTGTTGCAATATTAGCAGCATCAAATACCGGAACTCTTGCTGGATCAAGTGTTCCTGTTGTAATTTTACCTGCGTCAATATTAGGCACTTCCAATTGAGTGATAGCATTTCTAACAAATGAAAATGTACCTGTTGTATTGTCATATGTTAATTGAGCGTATGTGCCACCACCAGAATTTGTCACATTAAATGCTGTTTTAGCTATAGTTTCAACTTCACCGCCGCCTGAAAATTTACTTTCGATTGAATTAATAGCACCCACAATTGAAGAACTGTCCGAAGTGTTTAGATTATCTAAATCTCCCACATAAGAAGCTGTGAGATTTGTTTTTGTTCTCCAAGCGTTTATGCTATTACTGAGTTCCGTTTTTTCTAGTCGTGCCATTAGTCACCTAACTTTCTGGATATTTCGATTAACATTTTCTTAATGTCATTTACTTCAACTTTTAAATTCTCAAATTCTATTTTTTCTTGACGTTTTTTTAATTTCAAATTTCGACGTTTTTCTATATCTATAGTGTTCGTATTTACAATAGCTCCACTATTTAAATCACGCATATATTCACTCTCATTCTTAATTTTTACCAGATCCATAATTTTAATCTCCTAAACTAATCGCTCTCAGGTCTCTAATAGTAGGAATTTTAGAACTATTAGAAGATGTAAATACTATTTTTAATTTAAATTTAGTGAAATCTGGCAAAGTGCCTGTATCACCACCTATCGTGTACACATAATCTCTGAATACTGTAGGATCTTCATCTGGTGGCATAATTGTGTCTGGATCAGCTTTTACCCAATTAACTGTATCATAAGATTTCTCTCCCATAATTGCTTTATAGTAAAGATCCATCCCACATACAGAAGGTCTATTCGCTCCTATGAATACTTTTAAACCCTGCGCTGTAGCTAACAAAGTTACAGATTTTGTGATATGTTTAGACGCTGTTGAACCTACAAGAGGATCAGTCTCGCTTTTAAATTTCTCTTGACCGGAAGTAGTCGAATCAAAGACAACATTATTTGTTCCTGTTGTAACAGTAGCAACATCTACTGGATTATCAATAACATTTTCAATAAGATTTACTGATGCTCTTTGCACATCAATAACAGGAGAAACGAAATTTGAAGATGTTTCCATGTTACCAGTAATTCTTAATGATGTATTATTGGTCAATGATAATTCTTTTGTAGGATGAGCAATAACTCTAGGTGTCTCATAATAATTATTAGATTTTAATTTCAAGAATTCCGAAGAATAGTGTGCGTAAGGAGATTCATTACCTGCATAAGATTTTCCGCTAGTGCCAATATGAGAAAACGTCACGGATGTACTAACAGGACTAATTTTTTCTATATTTGGCCATAAAGTACTATACATGTATTGAGGAGTAATACTAACAGCATTTCCTCCTGTAATTTTCTCAACATTTAAAACAGGACTAATTGTACTCATATTAAACGCAAAGCTATTTACATCAACTTCTGTAATAGTGTGCGCTGTTCCTCCATTGTTTATGAATGAAGCATACGCCGAATCAACTACTCCTGAAATAACAACAGAGTCTCCCACTAATAAACCATGATTTGGCGCAGTAATTTTCACGTTAGTTCTAGCTGATGCTTTTCCAAACAATAGAATAGGATCAGAAGTAAGTAATCTGTTAGGAACATTAGCATTTTTAAATCCAGCTACTCCTGTAGTTGGAGTAAATTTGGCCCTATGAAGCTTAAATTTCATATCTTGCCACTGTGCTGCTTCCCAAGTAACGCTGTTTTGGGACTTAAACAGTGAACCCATGAATGGCTGTCTATTAATCTTTTGCTCAGTAGAGCCGAGAACAAAATCGCCAACTTTACTTGTGTATAGAAGATAATCTGTATTATCTGTTAAACAAACGACACAGTAATCAGTATATCCTTTTAGATAGATTGGTTCGTCAAAAATAAATTCAGTAGCAACGCTTGCATCTTCTGATACGCTCACTTGCTGAGAAGTTAATAGTTTTTGAGAACCAGGTACGATAATATCTGAAGCTGGATAACCGTTTACCATAGGACGTAGTTGAATCCAAACAGGATGGTTCGAACTTTTTTGTTTAAAGAATAGAGATACTTTTGTTATAAAAACACCCGTCGATTCATTAATTGTAAATGATTGCGCTAATGGATCAATTCTTTGTGTTGTTGTTGAGGTTACAATTCTTCTAGTTGCTACACTAGATTCTCCTACAACCTCTAACAAACGAGTCGATAGAATATCTTCTTGCCTTGTATCTAGAATACCTGTTGATGTGAAGATTGCGGAACCTACAGAAATAGCGTTTGCGTCATCAAGAACTGTAATATCAGTAAGCTTGAACTCTGTAGCACCAGTTAAAAATCTTATATCGCTTGTGGATGGAATAAAGAATGAACCTGAGCAAATTCCATTACCATCTGTATATAACGCAGTATTTCCGTTAGGATGGTTTGTTGCAGCTACCATGGTATTTCCAAATTCAGTAGCTTTATGTGAATTAAATGATGTGAAAGATTCTTGTCTGACCCATTTCGATACATCTACTCCATCAAAGAAGGCAAACATTTGCGTATTTGGTTGAAGACCCTCACCTCTAAAATATACTAATTTGGAACGCATGAATGGTATGGAATGCCACTGCACAAGTCTATCACCTATAACTTCAGTGATTGTTTCACTTGAAACGACTCGATTCACTACAGTCTGAGTTGTTCTATTTACACCAGTTGTTGTAGTTCTAAAAGTACGTCTACCAGTTCCAAGCCATCCACTTCTTACTCTAAATTGAGATACATCTGTAAATGCTGTATCGCCAACATCATTACTTTGAGATATAGATGATCCTACATCTAATCCACTCAAATCTGATCCTGCCCAATTCCATTCCCATTCGTTCCAAAGCATTGCCGCATCTGTATTGAGTCTAGTGCCTCCTGGAATAATATTAGGACCTATATACTCAACTTCCTTCCAATCATCACTTGAAGGTGATAATTTAATGTGTCCTCTAAAACTCATTATCATAAATGGATTAACATTTTCTGTTCCAGATGCTAATGCCTGAGTAATGTAATCTTCGTGTGTATAGTTTAGATATACATTATCTCCTACCATTATCGTATCTGTCGATATTGTAGGATCGTAAACAAGACCTATATTATTAGCATTGAATTTAGGTCTTGCAAATTGTTCTTGTGGATCAATAGATGCTCTATATTCTGAACTTGATACATCTGTGAAATATTGATCAGCAAAATTATCTGCAACGAATCCAGTTTTAGTTCTAGTATTTCCATTTTCATCTAAAACTTCTATATTTCGCGTATCAACTTCTAGCAAAGATAAAGATACTGCTTCCTCAACATCGTCTAATCTTTTTTCCATTTTTCCAATGTCGCGCATAGTATAACGTTTGTTTTCAATCATTGAAAATGATAGGTCACTACTATTTAATGTTGCGGGATTTAATCTAAGTCTATAAAGTTCCATTGCTGTTGTGGGCGTATCTGGAAATTCTGGTAAGAAAGCTGGAGTACCCTCAAGATATTTAAAAGAACCATCCTCTTGTACTACTAATTTATCATATCTAGGTAAATAATATTCGGCATCAAATGTAATTATAGAACCGTTTTCAGGAATTGACATGACAACAGCAGAACCTGTAGAAAAGTTGCCTGTTGTGCCCTTAGTGGGTCTTAAATCAATACAGTCTTTTAAGTCAATGACAGACCCGTTATCCATTATATGGTTAGGAATATCAGAGTATTGAAAGCCTGCTCCACTATAAGAATTTGGCGCAAAATAATCACCTTGACCATGTTCAAAATATTCAAATTCAACATAAATTACAAGATAGTCTAGAATGGTATTATTTTTTAATCTTAACTTACTTGTTTCATAGAAAGCATCTCTTGCTCCATTATCTAAAATGAATTTATCTGTAATTACATCTCCATTAATATCATTATATTTAATGGACTTGATATTGACAACATCAACTTCTAACATATCAACTTCAACGTCTTGTGCGCCTGCAGTCCAACTAACACTATAACTTCTAGTTCCATTTTGCAAAGATTTAGGAGCAAGATTAGCACTCGCTTTATACGTGTACGCAATAACATCTACAGCTTCATTAGATACTCCTCCATTTTGAGCAACTCCTGAAATTGATGCTGAAGATGTATTAATACCAGATACGGTCACAGTTTCAGGTGCAGAATTTGCCTTACATACGATCCATTTTGAGCCGTTGACAAAAACCTCTCCAGTATCTGCGGTAATAGTAGCTGTTGTTGCACCGGGCGCTAAATCAGCAGTATATTTTTTCTGTCTGTATATGGAAAGATTAGTAACAGTTTTTGCCCTTCGTCTAGGCAGAGGAAAAATTAGTCCTTTTGCGTTTGAATTATGTAAAATAGTTCTATTATTTTCCCTAAGAATATTTCCATACCAAGCTTGGTTATTTGGACCAACACTAATAGTTTCAATATCGAAAGCTTTATTAGCATTCATAGTAATATCAATAATGTATAGCTTATAATAAGTATTCGAACCATCAACGTATGATTCAACTGCCCTAACTCTACATGTTCCTACGGCAGACCCTGATAATGCTGTTCCATTATTAATTTGAAGTTCAGGAATAGAGTTTATGTCTGGAAGACCTACTATACTTGACAACAATATATACTGCCCATAAGATGCACCTAGCGTATCATTAGTCATCTCTTTTGTAGTTGTCGATTTATTTACCGATAAAAAAGTAGGAATGTTTTTTGTGATTTTATACCCATTAACATATGCTTTACCAGGAGATATTCTTAGTTTAATCGTTGACATTATGCGCTATCCTCGAATCTTATGAAAAATGGTGTAACTGTATAATCTCCAGACTCATCATTTGTCCGTGTAGCCATTAAATCGTTCACAAGGTTGTATTGATCTAATCCTGATACTTTATCTGTTATTTGAGAATCTGTTACCTGTGCAAAGTAACAAAATGTTTGTCCGGCAGTTATTTGGTCTTGTGTAGTTAATGTTAATCTAATTCTATATCTGTCTGCTCCAGGAGCAGTAAAATTTGGCAGACTTCCTTGATTGTCATAAAGTGTATTATCGTCATCTGCTGTAATAATATCTTGGCTTACTCTGAATCCTACAACTTTATTTACTGAATTGGAATATTTCGATAGAATTAATTCCTGCATGGGAGTATGAATGAAAAATCCAGACGTAAAGAAGTCTGCTTCTCCCGCAGATATTTTTGTTCCAAAGCCAAAAGCCGGGTTTGAATTTGTATTCAATTCTTGAACAACTAACCTTTGAGAACCTTCGACTTGTACTAGTTCTTCTCCTGGAGTAACACTAATCGTTGTAGATGTTGAAGTTGCTGCAACAGTGTTAGTATAATTAACGTAAATAGTTGCAGGATCTGATCCACTTGCCTCTAATACTTGTACGACCTTGACTGTAACACCAGAAGTTTGTGCAATAAAAGATGTGCCCACTAAAGAATCTGGGTCATCGGGCAAATTATATGTTGAGGTATTTAACTTAATAAATCTAAATCTTCGATTTATAGAAAGACCTCCTTCAGAAATAGCTGCTCCTTCTTTGAAGATATTTCTACCAAATCTACCCAAGCTTTCTTGAATAATTGTCTGAAGTTGTGTTAATTCTCTTGCTTGTAATGCACGGCTATTGTTAAAAATAACTCTTTGATAGCCTTTATCCTCATCAAAATCATCTCTATATTTTGATGCAAGTATGTCTTTGGTAAAAGTTTTAACCATTAGCTTGTTTTCCTATCAACTGCAATTATCTAATTTTATGACAATTTTTATATCTTCTGTCTGACCCACTGTTCTAACAATGGCAGACTTATTATCTATATACAGTATTTCGCCAGTTCTAGGACTCACTTCTGGTAAAATTTTTGCGGACCCAGATGCAATTTTGCCTGATCCGGTAGAACCCACTTCGTTAATAACTTCTCCGGCAACAAAATTTAAAAATCCTGTTGAATCGTATTGATGATAATGTATCGTTGATCCATCAACATTATCTACCCAAGCCTTTGCTCCAGAAGTTGCTCCTAATATTTCACCATCTTTAGTGAAAGAAGAACCAATACTATCTAAAGTCATAGAGTATAAACATTGCCCTGTGTTCTGTGTCCAAAATGTTCCATTTGAAGAATCTCTTAAACCTTTAATTATTCCAATCTGTCTAAAATCTTGAGATGTAATAAAATCTGACTGATTTCCTATAATTTTAGAGTTTATTAGAATAGACTCAGATTTAAGATCATTAATCGCATTTGCACCAACACCTTGACCAGTAGAAAATATAGGTCTAATAATTGCTCCGCTGCCAGTTGAATCGTTAGTCTGTAAAACTGCACCATCAAGATTACTTCTGTAATGAAATGTAGAAGAATCTGGATGATACTCAACTTTAGATATTTTTCCTGCATTTACGGTCACGTTGATAAAAGGATCATACACACCATTTACATTTATTTTACAATTAGCTGAGTAGCTTGATCCGCTATCCATAACAACAAAGGACGTTATCATTTGATCTTGAGCGTTTTGTTGGACTTGAAATTGTTTGTTTTCAGTACCAGTCGAATTTGAATCTACGCTGTTTATTTTACCTACGGGAATAAAATTTTGTGTCATATAAAAATTAGCATCAAGTGCTGAAACTGTATATAAGTATTTCCAAATATAACCATCAGATGTTCCGAAAGGATCAACGTTCTCCGATGTTGGTTCAACTGTTGATGCCACAATATCTCCGGCAGCATTTCTTCCTGTCTGTAAGCACATATAAACAGACTGATTTAAATTCATAACATAAAAAGGTTCAGATTCAGGATAATCACTTAACAATTTTGTGTCATCGTACTGAGTATATACTGTATTTGTTGACCAATTATATCTTTTAACAACAAATGAAGCAGTATTAATTTTTATTACTGACTGCAAATTTCTTCTAAAATTGTTTTCTTCTAGTACGTTATTAAGTGGACTAGGAGCAGAGTCACTAGCATTTGCCCAGGCATTAGATTTACCAATTCCTAAGTAAAATGCTGGACTTGTTCCAGTTCTTATATCATCTATTACAGGTTGAATTAAATTCTGTTTTAGATTTTCTGTTACAATTGATGCCATATCATTTCCTACTTAGATTAAAGCGTTATCTAATTCTCTTAATGTTTTGCCGTTTATATCACTTAATGTTGTTTTTGTTAGTGTATATACGTCTTTTCCAATACTATTTATAAACTTATTAGCGCCACTATCACCCTCACATGCTGTAAACTCTAAAATAGTTCTATGTCTACCTGAGTCGTAAGTTGATCCTGTTTGCCATTCATAAATTGCTGGAGCAGAATTAAACGCAAATTCGTTTACCGTTGTTGTATTTAAATTTATACTATCAATACCATATCCCCATTGATCTGATAATGCATAATAATCACTATCTATAAATGATTTCGTATGTGCCAAATCTTTATTATTGACTCTTACAACATAAGCATTATTCGATATTCCTCCCCATTCAAGCGTGAATGCATTGGAATCTTCTCCTATCTGAAGTAAACTATTACTGTCAAATGCACTATCGCTAAGGTCTAGAATTGCCGTACTGTTAATAGCTGCTATAGAATGACAATTTAAAGAAGTTGCTTGAGATTTAAAACTTAACTCTACACTATCTAAATCTAAATCGGGATCAATATATTCTTGTGGAGTAGATGAAGCTATAGTTATAATCTGATTATTATCTATTTGCATTTCCGCCGCAAGATGAAATCCTGAAGGATGAACGAATTTCTTATATAAATCTTGATATGAATTTAAATTAGTTTTTGATTTAATTAAAATGGATAGTATTTGATACACACCACCGTCTTGAATAATTTTTTGTGATTTGGGCCCTATGAATGAAGAACTATCTCCCAATAGAAATATATCTTTTTTAGGATATTCTATCTCAACATCCGTGTCGTTATAAAATGATCTAAAAAATCCTTCGGCTGAAAACAGCGAACCTTTTACTCTGAAAAATTTTGCAAAGTTTCTTAAAATTTCTCTAGGTTCAACAAAGAAATCTTGTCCTAATCCCAATGCAAATTCTTCAAACATGTTATCTATGTATTGAAGTTTAGTTGAACCAATATCTCTTATATCATACAAATCTTTTAAACATTCTCCAAACTCTCCGGATGAATCCATATAATCATAATATGTTTCAAGAAAAGTTATTAGATTTGGATAATCCGTAGTAAAATACTCAGGCAAAACTTGAGAAATCAAGTCTTGTCTAATAGTTATATCTAACGTAGTATCTTTTATATCTTTTGTCATAGTTATAACACTATTTTAATTTCATTTGTTTCTACATTTCCGAAAGCTTTATTTTCTGATTCATCTAAAGTGAAAATGAAATTTCTAAGAGGACTAAGAACTCCTTGATCTAATGGAGTAGCTGAAACTTTTATGTAGGGCAAACCTCCTACTATCGCTGTAGGAAAAAATGTAGTAAGACTAAGTGAACCGGTAAGAAAATCATATTCTCCTATGTTTCCAGATACAACTTTTCCAGTATTAGGCTCAAATATTTCTATCGTATTTTTACCTAACTTATTTCTAAAGATACAGTTTTCGCCGTTAAAAATAAACATAGACGAAGAAATTATATAATCCGAAGTATTTGTACTTGATAAAGCAACAGGAAAGTTTATATCATAAGCCAAGTTTTGTCCTAAAGCAGGATTAAATCTTTGCTGTACTTTTATATCCATTCTAGAAGCTAATATAGATTTGTCTAAATCGTCTATCTCAGTCAGCAGTGGTGATCTTCTAAATTTCTTTTCAAATTTTCCATAGTTTGAGGTGAAATGATTTGAAATTGCTATCTTCACAGAATTTTCTAATGTAGACTGTGTTTTTGACGTTAAACTATTATTGTAATAAAAATTTGTCTGTAACTCTAAGAAAGACATTTCAGGTTCAACAAACACGTTGTCTATGGACATAATAGCTAAACTGTCTGTAAAATGAGTTTTTATTTTATTTTTAGTCTGTTGTTGAATTAGATTTGATGTGCCTGTTGGAAATTTTAACGAAATATAAACTTTACCATAATCTATAGGAAAATTATCTTCACCGCCCCATACAGTAACATCTTCTACGACTGGAAATTTACTTTCGATCATA